TACTTTCTTCTCTATTTGTTTGCCAATCTTCAATGAAAATAATTTTCCATCCATATTTATCAAAAATTTCACTACGCTCTTTTTTCCAACCTTCAGTACCATTTACTTTAAATAAATCCTTATGTTTTCTTGAGTAAACTTCTACTGCTTTCTTTTCACCATTAATATTAATAAAATCTGGATTTTTCCTTTCGATAAAAAACTCTCCATTACCTACGAATTTATATGGAAGGTTATATTTATTAACAACTCTTTGTACCCGCATTTCTAATTTTGACATCTCTCTTTTTCTCAATCGTCTTTTAATTTCCTCCCTCGTAAAAATTTGTCCTTTTTTGAAAACTATTGATCCTTTTGGTCTTATTCCCTTTTTCCATTCAGACTTAGGAGAAAGATGTATTCCTTTTAAACCTTTGTTCCAAGGTGTTCTCCCTAAACAATATTTATTGACAATATGAATTAGACTTTTCTTTCTTTTTGTTTCTTCCATGTCTTTATGCCCTAAATGCGACAATCTCATCTTTAATTTAGACGCCTCAGAAAACTTCTTCCCAATACGAGAAAGACGTATATTCTCGCAATGTTCAGGTGATAACTTTTTACCCAACCAATGATTATTTTCCCTACCAAGTCTATCCAATTTAATCTCCCGATTGTGCTATCTGATAAACAATTTCAGAATTTGCAGGCGTTGCTGTATTCTCTAAGAATACCCATTTGCCGAGTAAATCTAAATTAGCGGTAACGGGATTGGTAACTGTTAATTCTGTCTGTCCTGCGGCTTCATCTCCACCTAAGTCAACCTTGATAGCTGTTGCCGCTGGACCACCAAATGCAGTCAGATTTGTCCAACCTGCATCGCCACTTGTTAAACTTGAAACCTGAACAATAATTTCAGTTCCCGAAGCGTGGGCATTCGTTGAGGATAAAGCACAATCAATATATAAAGTAACGTCATATAAAGCAGATATATCAACAGTCGCCCCCTCTCTTGTTGCGGAAGCGGCTATCTCTGCCCATGCGTCAACCTCTGCGACGTCTTTTGCTAAAGTTGAGACACCTGTTACTTTTGATAATCTGCAACGGGTATAAACAGTAGCGTCAGCGTCGGTTAAATTGTTATAAAGCACTCTAACCCTGTTCGCTGATTGAGGAATAGCGACTGTATATTGACCTACTGCCGAAACTCCTGCGGTGTCCACTGTGTAAAAATCACTATCTGCGGCGGTCTGTGCATTTGTTAATCCGTCCTGAATAGTGATTGTATCGGCGGCGTAACAAACACCCGTCATTAAAAATAAAGCTAATAATATGCTTAAAAATCTGTTCATAGAATCACCCCTGCGTTAATTGTCGTTACCGCCGTATCAAGTCCAACGGCTTTATATAACGCTTGTTCTGCCTTATATGCGTCTATAACTAATTGCATATTAGCGATAACCTGTGCTGTTTTCGTAGCAACATTCTCGCCCGTATTGTATTCAACGGAAAAATCCTGATTGATACCAGAGCCTTCCGTATCCTCAACAATGAGATTAAAAGTAATGCTGTAACATTTCGGCATGACTTGCTTAACTGATTTCTTCGTTATAACTTTAGATAGTGCCATGAGATTTCCTTTCTTTCCCAATCATCAATATTAAGAGGAGTTTTGACATAAATGGTAGAGGGCTTGTTAACCCTCATTGCCAGACTGAATACTGGAAAGTGCCTTGTGCTTAGGTGTACTTAACTACTGTCAAGATAGTTCCTGCTGTTGGAGCTGTTATCGCGGCTACTCCGATAGAAAAAAGAATATCGGTTTCGGCTGTGGTAACATACTGGAAACCATCAGGATTGTTAGAGCTAAGGCAATTCAAAGCGCCTATTGTCGCACCTAATGCGCCATTGTACCCAACCACTCTGCCAGCTGTGATGAACTTATCAGTATCACCAGTTATGCCAACCTGTATCGTTGAGTTCGTAGGCGTGATTGATGGGAAGAATACCTCAACCGAAGTAATCTTCTTGTTCGCCGGTATGGTAGCAATAGTTACTGAATCAGCCGTAGTTAAAACAGCCGTAAACGCAAAGCTATCCATCCATACCTTCTCTACTGTATGAATGTATCCATCAGAAACATAATTATCACCACTACCGCCTGCGTCATACTTTGTTACATTTGCACTCTTAAACGCTGTCATTTGTTTCTCCTTGCCCATATAGGGCGTTGCAGGGAGTTAGGATAGCCTATAGCCCCTAATCCCTTACCGCTTAGCCTTCTCTAACTAAAACAACCTTCTCTTCTTCAAGACGGACAGCACCAACATTCTGTTCCATGTATATCTGCCAAGAATAAGATAAGTCTGTTCTTTCATCCGTTCTGATCATAGGTGAACCATCCGCACCGGCTATGCAAATACCAGTCTTGTGATACGCTAACCCAATATTCGTAGTTCCTAAACGATTTGAGAATATCCAAGTAAAGCCCATCCAGTTAAGTATCTGCCCGTTAATTAACGCCTTTTCAGCATAATCCGAAGATGTGGCTGTGGCTAAATTAAGCAAGCTGGACTTAATCGTGTTATTCGCAACAAAGAACCTATCCTCTTGCGGGACATCAGCGTCATCAAGGGCCTGACCGATCGCGGCTATGCGCGCTAAAGTTACACTTGCGGCTGTGATTAAAACTATGTTGCCATTCGTTACCGAAGTAGAACCTGTTTCCCCTGTGTACGCTGTTGCGGCGGCGGCGGCTATGATTACATCGTCATAATTACGCCCTATTGAAAAACCACCGGCAATAGAATAAGCGGACTTAGGGTCAGCGATTGTCCTGATTGCATCACCACGATCAAGCAAAACGTTATCGTGATAATCAACCAAAGTTCCCATTCTGCGGGAAAGGTTCGGGTCGCTGTTAGGTGTTGCTACATTTCTTCCACTCTTAACCTTCATTGACCATTGACCGATTCTGTCCTGAAAGAAGTTCTTTCCAGTTACATTCGGTTTCTGCCAGACTGTATTTAAGAGTTTGCTTCCAGTCTGTTGTGCGACCTGCAAGATATTTGCGCTATACGCCTGTGCGTATATAGCATTTTGTGTGTCAGACATTTATTTCCCCTTTGTTAAAAAAGTTAATAATCAAACCTGTTGCCTACGAGTTGATTGTCCTTTTCAACAAAGGGTCGCTCTCTTGAGCAATACTATCTTGCGGGGCATTGCAGCTTATCCGCACTTCTTTACTACAGAACAAAAGGGGCTTGCGCTTATCCTTTCGATCTGTTTACTACTTGATACAAAGCTAAAACATGGTCAACGGCTCTTTGATGTTCAGCCCCTGACACTTTATCGTTATTGTAAGGATGATTTGGATCACGCCTTATTGAGTCAATCTCTTCCTGCGCCTCTGTCGGAGATTTGGCAAACCTTTTCATGCTGAATTCGCCAATCTTGTTCTCAGCAAAGTTATTGCCTATCTTGGCTAAAAACTTGACAGCTCTTGGGTCTTGAAGGAATGAAGCAGTTAAAAACTCTGCTTCTTCCGCATTACCTGCGAACTTATTTATTACAGTCTGTCCTAAGTCAACATTAGCGTCATAAGCGTCGCCCCACTCTTGGCGCAGAGCATTGACAACCTCGGTCATCTTGGCTGTCTGTGATTCAACCGCTTTGTTGTAAGCGCTCATGCTCATCTGCCCATAATCATTCCATAAGCCTTTAGCCTGCTCAGGTGTCAGATGGTATTTATGAACTATCTCTGCAAACTTGCCCTTATCAAAAGTCATACCCTTCATTGAGTCGGGTACTTTGACATCAGATAAACCATATCCGTCCGGCTTCTCAGGTATCTTGAAAGCCTTGTTAAACCTATCCCAACCCTCTTTATCATTTGCGTCTTTGGGAACAGGTACTTTCTCATGCCCTAATAACTGCTCTAAACTAAGATGGCTTTTGAACGCCTCTGTCATTCCGTTGACATCATCATTGAATTTC